TAATGGTCAGCGGACCTGACTATGTGGGTGGTGGAAGCCTTATGTGTACAGGTGGTGGAGGATATTGACTTGCCATGTCAACTACAAAAGGGTACATTATGCTACGCATATGCAGTCTGCCGCCGATCCCGAACTTTTATATGTCAGTAAAGAGCCTGACATAAATTATCTTGCGGAAACTTATCGCCGTACACAAGCAGACTTAGGCGAGTGGTTAGACCGCAGACAGCGGGATTATGATGTAAGGAACTGCATGTGGTCAGGTAAGTCTGACGATTTCAAGAAGCATTCCAATCTTAGTTCCACAGGAGATGTATTTCCGTGGGATGGAGCGAGCGACCAAGAGATCCGCATGGTGGATAATCAGATCAACAAGTGTGTTGCGATGGTTATGAATGCGGTAAGACAGGCACATATAGTCGCCACTCCTGTAGAATCCGGAGACATTGAGCGTGCTAATGTAATATCGATGTTCCTCCGTTGGTTAATCAATACCAAGATGGAGGAGTTCTACGATCAGTTGGAGCTTGGTCTGAATCACTTCTTTGAGAAAGGGCTTATGTGCCATTATGTGTGGTACGATTCCCAAGACTTAAAACAACAGCAGACTATCCGCCTGGATGAAATAGCACAGGCACTTCCACAGATTGCAGAAGTAATTCAGGACGGAAGTATGGATGAGGAATTATCCGCCGCGTTGAAAGAGCAATTTAATGTATCCAAGTCGAAAGCGAAAGCTATGCTTCGCGAACTTCGCAAGGAAGGTACAACCACAGTTCCCGTTACCCGCCAGGTTATAAACCGACCACGCCTCAAAGCCCTTGCCCCTGATGAGGATGTGTTTTGGCCCAACTACACAATCGATCCGCAGGAGGCACCATATGTATTTCATGTATTACATATGACCCCCGAACAATTGCGTGCAAAGATTGCATCAGAAGGTTGGGATGAGGAGTTTGTGGAAAAGGCAATGGAGTTATCTCAGTATACGCAAAGGGATGACACATTGTACAATGTCCGTCAAATGGACGAAGTAATCCGCGATGATGATGAGACTATTAGAATAGTGTACTGTTATCAAAGATTGCTAGATGAGGATGATATACCTGGCATCTACTGCACGATCATGCATCCTGATGTTCCTGATCTTTATGCCAAGCATGAGTTGCTAGATTATGCTCATGGCAAGTATCCGTTCGTGATTACCAAGTACGAGCAAACTAGCAAAAGACTTTACTCTTCCCGCTCAATACCTGAACTCGGTGAACCATTACAACAGGTAATGAAGATAGAGACAGACTCGATGATTGACCGTCAGTCATTGGCAACTTTACCGCCACTCGAACACCCCCTCGGTAGACCTCCAACAAAGTGGGGACCGGGGGTGCGTGTTCCGTATCGTACACCTGGCGAAATCCGTTGGGCAGATACACCACGCTTTGATGGCGGCAATGTGGAAGTCCGCAGATACATTCAGGAGATGTTCGATAAATACTTCGGTAACTACGCCCCAGGCGTTGACCAAGTGGAATCGCAGAATAAACAGCAGGCGGTAATCAATAAAGTATTTACTCACCTCAAATATGTATTTGATCAGGTATGGACTTTGTATCAGCAGTATGGTCCCGATGTTGAGTTTTTCCGTGTTACCGGAATGCAGGATGTACAGAAGTTTAATAAAGGTAGAGCAAATGAAAGATTTGACTTCTATTTGCAATTTGATGTGGCAACCCAAGATCCTGCACAAATGCTAGAGAGAGTAAGAGCAATTGCAGAGCTTGCCCCTGCGCTTGATAGATCAGGCACTTTAGATACCGAGAGACTTCTACAACTTGCAGTAGGACAGATCATGCCTGGTGCATCCGAGAAAATCATCATACCAAAAGAGACTGCATCTCAGAAAGCGGTTGATGAGGAAAGACAGACAATAGCGGAGTTAGTCGCAGGAGTACCTCCGAATGTCCGTCCACAGGATGCCCATGAAATGAAGATGCAAGTGTTTCAACAATGGTTATCACAGCCTGATATTCAACAGAAGGCACAACAAGATCCGGCATTGCAGGAGCGAATTGAGAACTACATGCAACAGCGTCAGATGCAGATTGTACAGAAGCAGAATGCTGTCATTGGAAGACTCGGTGCGGCACCTACGCAATTTGGACAAACCGCTCAGACAGAAGCGGCATAGAAAGGGACATATATTATGCCAATGGTAGGTAAGAAAAAATTCGGTTACGGCACAAAAGGTAAAGCGGCGGCTAAAGCTTATGCGAAGAAGACCGGAAAGAAGATGGTCAAAAAGCGTGGCAAGCGGTAGACCAACTAAAGTAAATTCGCCAAGACGAATCCGCAAAGGTGAGCCTGGCTACGGTAAAAAGAAGTTTGTAGTCTTAGCATCTGAGGGCGGTAAGAAGAAAACTATCCGTTTTGGAGATGCTAATCTTAGTATTAAGAAAAATAACCCTGCTCGCAAAAAGAGTTATTGTGCAAGGAGTGGTGGCATCAAAGGGAAAAGTACTAAATTAAGTGCTAATTATTGGTCACGGAAAATGTGGAACTGCTAGATGCCAAAGGACGCATGTTATAAGAAAGTAAAAGCACGGGTAAAAGTATTCCCATCTGCCCGTGCGTCCCAACAGATTGCGAAGTGCCGAAAAGCAAAAGGCCAGGTAAAGAAGTCCGCCAAAGGTGCATCCCTCAAAAGATGGAAGGATGAGAAATGGAAGGATACCCGTAGCGGTAAACCATGCGGACAGGGAGGCAAGAATGAATATTGTCGCCCCACCAAAAGAGTTTCCAAGAAAACCCCAAAAACAAAAAGCGAAATGTCCAAGAGTCAGCTAGCCCGCAAGAAAGCGGAAAAGCGTAAAGTGGGTATGGGCAGGCGCGTAAAACCCGTCAGAAGAAAAGCATGAGATGTCTCATTTGCAGAAGGAAATCTATTGGATTGTACTGCTTGCGATGTTCTTCATCGAACGAGATGTCATCCTAGACACCATGTTTGCGATTCTGAACCTAGTCTACGAGAACTATAAATGAAAACAAATCACGAAATAGACCATGAAGATGCGATTAGAGCGCTGTCCACTCTCCGGAACGACCCCAACTTCAAAAGATATATTGAAATGCGTGAAAGTATGCGTGAAGAAACTATCCGGGCGTTGCAGACTCCTGAGAACATTGCAGACACAAACAGACACTTTTACATCACAGGGAAGCTCGAAGCGATAGACGAGGAATTGGACACTTTCTACAAGCTTTAGCTCGTTCCCAATCGTGACTTGCCCTCTGCGCTAGGGGTGGCGCAGGGGGTTTTTTATTGCCATTGTCAAGACAATATACTACATTTTGCTACACTAGGCTACAGCCTTGATAATTATGGAAACATTAACCGAAGAGGTTGTCTCGGAGTCCTCTCAAAATTCCGTGGAAACAGAAACGAAAGCAGACGGTAATGTCTCAATGGCAGAATTTGCGGATCAGTTACTGAAGCGCAAAGAAGCTAACGAAACAGAACCGGAAGCTACCACCGAAGAGACGGACGAACCCGCTGAAGAATCTGCGGAGCCTACGGAAGTCGCTGAGGAAATTACCGCCGAAGAAACGGATGACAATACGCTGTCCCCACAACCTTCGGAAAATGTTCTTTCAAAGTACGGAATCGACCTGGACAACTTGTCCGAAGAGGAAAGTCGCGAACTCGCAAAATCGCTGAACGCATCTGCGGTTAAACGGTTTGGCAGACTTACCGCTCAGAAAAAAGCACTACTAGCGGAAAACGCTGAACTGCAAGCGCAAGCCGAGCAGGCACAGCAAACGCAAAATACTGAAACTCCTGGGTTCCTCAAGGACAACGCTCTACACAATGTGGCTGATGAGCAGGCACTCATGAAAGAAGTCGAAAACCTCAACACTCTAATCGAGTGGGCAGAGGATGGGATGGAAAACGAGACCCAATATGACGATGACGGAAATGAGTATGTCCTCAAGGATGGCGACAAAACCTACACCAAGGCCGATCTGCGGAGAATAAAATCCAACGCGAATAAAATTATACGCAAGGATGCCCCCGCAAGACAGGCATGGATCAAGGAGCGTCAGGCATCTGATCAGCAGGCATTGCAAACATTCGAGTTTCTAGGAGACGCGGATAGCGATGACTACAAGTTGTTCATGCAAGTAAAGTCCAACAAACTTTATAAGCCCTTGGTTGACCACTTACCAAACTCAAACTTCGCCCTGGCACTCATGGTGGAAGGATTGAATGCGGTAAAGGCACGCCAAGAACAGAAGTCGAAACCCGCCCCCAAGCCAAAAGCACCCGTGGCATCCACGGAAGCAGGAGCGGCTAGGGCAAAGACTCCACAAGCGGCAAAGCTGAAGGCTGTGGAGGCGGCGTATAAAAAGTACGAAGAATCCGGATCAACGGCGGACTATCAATCTTATCTAAAACTTAAAAGGAATTAATAAAAAATGGCATCTACAAAAACATATTCAGTAGCCGGAAATCGTGAGGATCTCAGCGATATCGTCACCTTGTTAGAACCGGAATCAACGCCCTTGGTATCAATGGCTAAAAAAGGTAACGCAACAGGCACATTCTTTGAATGGCAATGTGATGATTTAAGTACCGCCGCATTTGCCGGAGTACTTGAAGGCGAAGACGCATCATCCTTTGATGACAAAGCCGCTAACCGTGCAAAGCTTGGTAACTATGTACAAAAGCTTCGCAGAACTTACGCAGTTTCCGATCTTCAGGAAATCGTTGATACAGCCGGAGTTGCAAGCGAGTACGCAAATGCCGAAAGCAAAGCTGTTCGCGAACTTAAAAGAGATCTCGAAGCCGCTGTTTGTTCCGCACAAGACCGTGACGCTGACGATGGAACTAATCCATATAAAACTCGCGGTATGCTTAAATGGTTAGGAGTTGGTGGTCAGCCTGCTGATGTACCCGCAGGATTCCAAAATGTCGCTAACGACACAACCGGAACTCAGACTGAGACTACTTTTAATA